CTCCAGGGTTTGCTTCTGTGTCACAACCAAATGCTATGATGTGCCTGTCTCTATCTGAAACCATAATCTGTTTGGCAATTGTGGGTGCGCTTGTAGATCCTGCAAGAGAGTCTAAACTTACGGCTCTCGTAGAAAAACCGTTTGTTTTATCCCAGTAATATATACCGCCGTTACGCACGTTGATAAGCAGATCCTCACCAAAGTTATCATGTGACCAGATACGCAAGGTGTTCGTAACAATAGGTGTAGTTGCAGCCTGACCCCAACCATTACGTCCCCAAGTTCCTACACCCCAACCCGCACCTGTTGCAGTGGTATCTAAGCCAACACTAACCTGATAAGCACCCACAACAGAGCTGCCACCGTTTCCTGAGTCTGATCCACTTGCGTTTACCAAACTAGGAACCAAAGCTCCGTTTACGGTTATTTGTGTTATAGTAGTTCCTGCTGCACGAGCAGCAATCTTATAGCTATTGGTGTTTACTATTTCTGTAATGTTGTACTCTTGATTTAATACGGCTGCTGTTATGTTGCCGCCAAGAGAAGCTGCACCACTAAAAGTTACAAAGTCATTTACCACTGCACCGTGAGCCGCATCGGTTACAGTAATTACGGATGATCCATTGGTTGCGGCAAAGGTTACATCCCCTGCTGCTGTCGTACTTCTAATCGGGGTTATGTCGTTAAAGGCACCGCCATCTTGGTTGATGTAGTATTTAAGAGATGTGCCAATGCCTATCAATCGGCTGTTATCTAATGCCACCCAAGGGTGCATAGCTCTTGCTGTACCCAAGTACGATGCTGTGGTGAACTTTAACCAACCGCCAATCTTCTCAGGCATACCAAAGCGAAAGCGTACCTTGTCTATGTCGAACCAACCGCCCTCGTTAGTGTAAGAGGTGGTCTCTCTGTTGACGCCTGGTTTGAACTGAAGTTTGGTTAGTGGCATCTAGCATCCTATGCGTTAAGTGCGTCTAAATCATCCCAAACACGTTGAGCATGTGCAGCAGCATCAAAATCCTCTGTTGCATTTATATTTTCTTCTGTTGGTGCAGGCTGTGTCCAACTGCCTGCTGAAGCCTGTGCAGCAAGATATGTCTGTAGATTATCTTTAGATGTTATTTCTTCTATCGCACCAGATATATCTGCACCATCGTCTGATATACCAATCATTATCCAATCTTGAGGACTAGCAGTATCACTATCAAATACTGGGTACATACCACCTGTTGATTGAGATACACCAAACTTTAACCAAGTTGGTATAGTGCCGTCACTTTCTAGTCTGTACTTTACTACTTTGTGTGCCATTTTTTTTATCCTCTATCTGGGGGGTGTTGGTTAATGATGTTTTGTCTAGTATATCAAAACCACGACTGTTAGCAAAGTCTCCTGGGCAATGTTTCCATTTTTCTGCACATGCCTCTAGCCATTGCACCGTATGAAAATGCTCTGGCGCTTTGCCCTCTTTCATTACTTCATTTTCCCATTGAAGGTAGGCAAACACTTCAGCTTGTGCTTGTGCTGCGTTAATTCCTAAATCAAAGAGATAAATTAGATTACCCTCATCAATCTGACCACCACGAGAACGAGCCGCGTTCAACGCCTGTTTCATGTTTGTCATAATGTGGTACTTAATTTCTTCTAGCTCATAGTCTTCTTCCGTAAGCTCATCCTTACCAATCTTCTTCATCAGGTTGTCATACTGATTGGTAAAGAAGTTCAGCTTTCTAACTGCACCTTCTACATATCCACGAGAGCTTGCCGCTTGTGCTTGCTTTTCGTTAATCTTTACTTCAAGCATCTCACATTCAAGATCATCTGTTTCAGTCTCAAGCTTACGTTCTAACTTCTTGAGCTTTACTTCTTCCTTCTTCATCTTGAAGTAACCCTCTTGCAAAGCTGCTTTTGTCTTTTCTATCTCAGCAAGGCTGTGCTTTACAGAGCGTATAGGTGTGATTGCAGTTACATCTAGTGTCACACTCATCATCTGTGAATGAGACTTATAGAAGTTACTTGATGCCTGTGCAATTGCAGGTGCTTTTTCTTGGATATTCGTCAACATAGACTTATACTCTGGCTTTGCTTGTGGAAGCTGAATATTAATGTCTGGTGTTGTTAAGGCTATTTCTTGAGTTGTATCTTTTGGCATTATGATATTCCACCATGTGAGTTAGAAGTAGCAGAATGTTGTGCATTGTTTCTTTGTAAGTCACCAAAATCTGCGGCATTGCCCGTGCTTGCTATAGTTATGTAGTCAATACTTTTTATAAAAGCTGTCGTATAACCGCCTGCAAAAAGACCTCTTGTTTTATTAGATGTTGACTCTCCGACACTTTGTTTTGCCACAGTTAAATCGCCAAAGTCTGAGGCATTACCTGTAGAGTTTAAAGCAAAATAATCAATTGTATTTACATTTGAACCACTAACATATGCTAATTGAATAACGCCCCTTGTGTTACTAGAACAGCCAGTAGCAGTTGTAGAGGCTGCTGTTAAATCACCCCAATCTGCCCCATTTCCAGTAGAACTCCATGTTAAATACTCAATTACATTAACGGGCGTATCACCCCCACACCAATACCCATATGTTGGGGAGGCACATGTTCCAACAGTTTCATTGACCCTTGTGGAATTACCCCAACTCGTTGAGTTTCCAGTGGATGCAATCGTAACGTAATCGTATGCACCCGCAGAAAAACTTTGCCTGCTGAACACAGCAAGTGTTCCATTAGAAGCTCCTGCACTATTGTTTTTTGATGCCCCCATATCACCAAAGTCTGTAGCATTACCTGCTGATGTGAGTGACACATAATCAATTATATTTGAGCTGCCGAGTCCTGAAGGTTCTCCATAAGCAAATACAGCCCTTGTCGTAGAAGCACCACTAGCAAGCCCTTTTCTTGCAACGGTTAAATTACCCCAATCTTGAGCATTGCCTAATGAAGAAATGGTTACATATTCTATTCCTCCGTGAGTTAGAGAACTGTTACCTCCTCCTGCTGTTACACCAATATCCCCAAGAGCAGGGGTGATGCTATTACTTGCTGAACTTGCCGCACCTGTTCCTGCACCAGTTGTGGCAGTTACTGTAAATGTGTATGCAGTACCGTTAGTCAAACCTGTAACCGTGACAGGCGAACTTGAAGCAGTTCCAGTTACGCCACTTGGATTTGAGGTTGCAGTATACTGAGCCGTACCGCCATACAAATTAGTTGGCACAGTAAACGGAACTGTGGCACTCGTATTACCTGATGATGCGGTACCAATAGTCGGCGCATCTGGCAAAGTAGGCCACAAGGTTGCAGCCTTAAAAGCTTTAGCTTCCGCTAATGACCATACTCCACTTGCTGCGCTTGCTGTCGGAGTAACTGGAGTCTTGCTTATAATGTTTCCTTGATAACGTTTATCTGACATTATGAAAGTCCTCCGTGGGAATTAGACGCATCCGCACTGTAGTGACAAGGAACTGCCATATCCCCAAAGTCGGTAGCATTGCCGACTGAGGATATGGTAATGTAGTCAATTACGTTACTTCTGTCGCTGCCGTTTGTTGATCCCCCCGCGAATATGCCGCGCGTGCTGTTTGATGTGGACATAAGACCAGACCTAGTAACCGATAAATCCCCAAAGTCGCTAGTGTTACCTGTGGAGGCAATAGTTACATACTGTATTCTATTTGTTCTTGAACCTTCTTCACCGCCGCCGAAAACACCTCGCGTTGATGATGCACAAGATGCCAATGCAGCATTGGCAGCGGCAAGATCTCCGAAGTCGACTGCATTTCCAGTGGATGCAATAGTTACATAATCAATTACATTTGTTTTTGGGGTTATACCGCCACCAAATATAGCTCTTGTAGGGGATGCTGTTGATGTAAAATAACCTCGACCTACAGTTAAATCACCAAAGTCTGTAGCGTCCCCTGCGGAAGCAAGTGTAATGTATTGTATTACGTTAGAGCTAGTACCACCCCCTGCAAACAAACCTCTAGTTGAATTTCCGTTGCCATTTAATTGAGATTGTGCCGCCAATAAATCGCCAAAGTCTTGGGCCGCCCCGCCAGTGCCAAAGGTGATAAACTCAATTACGTTGGTGTTGGAGCTAACTTCTCCACCACCACAAATAGCTCTTGTTGATGAACCGCAAGCACCTAAAGCGTTTTTAGCACTAGAGCAATCTCCGTAATCTACTGAGTTGCCTGTAGACGAAATCATTATGTACTGGATATCCGCAGTGTTAGATCCAGAAGCTTGACCTGCCATGAAAACACCTATGTCACCCGTGAGAGGCGGAACAGGCCAACCTGAAACATTCTGCATCTGCGTTGTGAGCGACCATACACCTTGATAATTTGGCATTATTGAAGTCCTCCGTGTGAATTGGACATACCTGCGGAGCCTTCTCCTTTAGCTTGAGTCAAATCACCAAAATCAGAACCGCTTCCTGTAGATGCAGTGGTATGGTAATCTATAGTATTTACATAAACAGAACTTGTAGAAAATCCTCCCGCCCAAATACATCTTGTCTCTCCCGCTGCGGGAGCAGGATAATCTCTTCCTTGCGTTAAATTTCCAAAATCCGCTGCATTTCCTGTAGAGGCTATAGTGCTATATTCCGTTCCTGCGTTTATTCCACCCGCATCACGACCTGCTCCCCATAAGGCACGAGTAGAACCTGCGGCTCCTCCTTGCCTTCGATAACTTGTTGCCAAATCACCAAAATCCGTTGCGTTACCTGCGGAGGCTATGGTGACATAATCCAAAACGTTACATGAATTGCTGCCAGAGTTGTCATTACCGCCTGCCCAGATTCCTCTTGTTGAGTTTGAGGCAGCGGTTGTTTGGCTTCTTGCAAGTGTCAAATCACCAAAATCTGTCGCATCGCCAGTTGAGGCAATCGTAAAATATTCTATGTTATTAAGAGGTGGGGTACCGCCACTAACATTACCGTTACCTCCACCTTTTAAGGCTCTAGTTGAGTTGCCACAACCACCAGGACTACTAAAACTGTTTTGAATTAAATTACCAAAAGTTGTATTTGTGCCACCAGAAGAAAGAGTAACATATAAACATCTTTTACCAAGACCTAAACTACCAAGATTTTGAGAACCTCCCATAACAAGACCTCTAGTCGTACTACTTGCGCCACACGTTGCATATTGACCTTCTGATAAATCGCCAAAGTCGGTAGCGTTGCCAGTGCTAGTTATAGTAATTACATCAATTTCTGTTAAGAGTGCAGAAGGGCTTTGACCATAACCTCCTGCAATAAAAGCTTGTTGAGGCAAAGCAGGAGCTACACCTGTACTTGCATCGCTAGGTGCAGAATACCCAAACGCATTGATTGCCCAGACGTTAAACGTGTAGCTTGTGCCGTTTGTTAGGCCACCATAAACAAAAGGCGAGGCAGTCGGCATGCCTACGGCATATTGATATATAGTCCCATTACCTGAACCACCTGATCCACATATAAACAAGTTATTTAAATCATTACCCGCAAAAATTGATTGAGCTGCAACACTAAATTTGCCAGTTAGATCAAGACTGCTATCATGTGATGCTGTTGTAATGTCCCACGGAGTGCTTAAAATATATTTGTCTGCTTGTATTGGCGTGTATCCACAAATCAACATTGATGTGCCATCTGGAGAAAAAAACAATCCAGTTGGGTTCGTTTGCTGTGAGGTAGTGGCAAAACTTACGCTGTCATATGAAGCCGAAGACAAGTCGAACGGCGTAGACATAGTGTATTGAAAGACGGAATTGTTTGTGTCGCCCAAGACGAATAGCTTTGTACCATCAGGTTTAAGTTGAACATCCTGAACATTAGTGTCTTGGCTTACTGATAGAGAATTGTTGCTATAGCTGCCAGAAGACATGTCATAAGCAGAAGATAGATTGTATTGATAAACAGCATTTGAAGAATATGCCGACATATATATCTTTGAGCCATCTGGACTAAACACTAAACCAGATTGACCCGCAGTCGCCTGACCAGATACATCCAATGCAACACTGTCATAAGATGCAGTAGAAATATCAAACGCTGTAGAAAGAGAATACTGTAAAATACTGTCTGGCCCAAAACCTGTAAAATATGCTTTTGTTCCATCTCCGTTGAAAGTCATTCCATAATAATTGTAAGTGCCTTGACTAGAAAGACTAAAAGATTTGCTAGTGTCTGATGCAGTTGATAATGACGGTGGGCTTATTGGTACAGAAGGAGTTGAACTAATTACATACCCAGTAATAGCCGACCCACCAACGTCAGTAGGATTAGTCCAACTAACTGTTACTTGTGAGTCACCCGCTGAACCACTCAAATTCGTAACTTGATCTGGTGCGTTCAGCCCATCTTGGCCTATAAAGCCGCCTCTACCATTAGACATGTGCGACTCCTATTAGTCGGTAATCTGTTCGTAGCTTATAATTACTTCTAAATCGCTTGCAGTACCCGCAGTTGCCGTTATCGAAGTATTCTCTTCAAGATAAATCGCTGTGCTCTTGTCCAACACAATCAATGATGCGTCAGCAGGAACAGATACGGTTGCAACAAGCGAGTATGCTGTGCCCCCACCTGATGCCGCGCTGTGTACATCTATGGTTATGTCACAAGCATTTGTGCCATCTACGTTAGCAACTTGGATCATGTTCACTTTTAGAACATCGTCACTTGATGCTGCGTTACTTAGAAGTGTAGTCTGTGATGTTGAACCCAATGCAACCGTTGCGGTTTTTCCTAGTATTGAGCTTACATTTACAATGTTCGGTGCAGCCATATCTTAGCCTCCTTTAACCAAAAACAATAGCCATAGCTATGGCCTTACCAGTTCCAATTCCAGCACTGCCGAAAGAGACAGTACCACTACCATTTGTAACCAACGCCTGCCCGTTTGTCCCATCGGATGTAGGTAGGGTAAGAGCCGTCACAAAAGCCTGTAGGTTTGCGTCATAAGCCAACACGTTTGTGCCTATTGCAAGCCCTAAGTTCGATCTAGATGTTCCTGCATTCGCAACATCCGATAAATTGTTTGCAGCTAGTAAGCCGCCTGTGACAGGTACAGAAGCAAACGTGGATGTAAGATCCACCACCGCTGCGCCAGATCCTGCGCCATCAGCGTATATAATCGCAGACTTGCCGTTTGTTACACTTACATTAGCACCAGATCCTTGGGAGAATGTGGCTGTCTGACCTGAGTTATTCTTTACAAGATATATCCGTTTAACGTCATTGGGCGCTATGGTAATAGTATTTGTGCCAGAAGGTGAGCCACCTAATACAAGAACATGATACTGACCGTCCGATGCAGAACCATCAGATGTAGTCAATGTGTGCGTTGTTCCTGATAGTGTTACATCTCCAACACCTACCGCCAAGCGGTCAATATATCAAAGTTTGTATTTGTTGACGTACCCCATGTTCCAGATTCATCACCTGTCGCAATCTTTTTGATACCGCCATTTGTTGTATAGGTTGCCATTTTTCCCTACCTTTACGCTGCTATTTCTGTCCAAGTTGTGTTTGGATTAGGCTGCTCCTCCGTCCATGTACTACCTGGATTTGGAGAAACACCTGTCCAACTTGTCCCTGGAGCAGGAATTATATTACCGTAAACTAACACAGATCCTACAGTTGCGCTAGTGCTTAAACCTGTAACAGTTACGGAGGATGGTGCAACGATTGTTACACTACCAACTTGACCTGTTGCAGTCATGTCTCCTGCGAACACAGGAACTCTTTGGAATGTGTTGAGAGTTACTGCCCCAACACTAGCAGTTGCTGCTATTCCTGTAACCGCTACATTTGGCGCATCTCCTGAAACAGTCGGCCCTGTAACACCGCCTGTAGCCGCGAGGCCAGTAGGCGTTACATCAACACCAACACCCTCGCTAATCGTGACAGAACCTACACCGCCTGTAGCTGCTAGACCCACGGGTGGGACGTTAACACCAATAATTATGGTCGTTCCAGATCCAACAGCAGATGTTGCAGATACGCCTGTTGTGGTTACAACAACACCGCCACCCTGAATAACAGTGGCAGTACCAACAAAACCTTGACCTTGTAATCCCGTAACTGGGACATTCTGTTCTGTAACAAGACTTACATCACCTACAGATCCTGTAGCAGCTATTCCTGTAAGATCAATACTATTGTTACCTTGTATCGTAACAGTACCAAGACCTGAAGTCGCCGCTAGTCCCGTAACTGATACAGATATATCTTCTCGAACAACAGCAGTTCCGACCTGACCCTGCATTGCTCCAATAGTAGATTTTTCACCGCCCCAAGCGGTTACACCAAATCCTTCTTCACCCCAACCGTTGAGAGTGTGACCAACACGAACAGGGACCGCTTCATTCCAAGCGCCCTCGCTCCATGTTCCACGACCCCAACCGTTGATGTTCGCCATAGCGAAAGCCTTACGCTATACGGATAATCGCGTTAGATGCGTCAGCCGTTGGGAAAACAATCTGAAAGTCACCAGATGTAGAAGCCTTATCTGAACCAAAGTCTAACACAACCACTGTGTTCGTTGTGTTAGAACCGCCTGCTGTTTGAGTGTTGTAGATCAACGCACCACGAGCAGTAATTGTTGCAGAAGTATACGTTTTGTCTGCAAAGTCTGTAAGAGCAGTTGTTCCAGAAGTTGTAGGTGTTACGTTTGTCAACGCTCCACCACCCGCAGCATACGAACCAGAGTTACTCACTTCGTTTGATGAAGTGTATGCTGTAGTAGCAGCAGTGAACGAAGCACTGTTAGTATATAAAGCAAGTTTGTAAATGTCTTGCCCATTAGTAAAATCGTGTTTACCCTCAAGAAGTTCTTTTTTGAAAGAAGTACACATTGCGTTTCCAGTAAAGGCCATGTCAAAGTCTCCTTATAAGTTCAGCCAGTTGGGGATGACCCGCATCCTTAATTGCGTTATACACGGTTGTGCGGTCACTACGAATAGCCTGTCTCATGTAATATGCAACAAGCTTCTCAACATGCTTTGAGAAAGCACGAGCTTGATCTCTGATACCTGGGTGAGCAGAATCCGAAACCGAAATAATTTTTTCAACGCATTGTTCAGATAATTCTTCAGGAGTAAATCCCCTGTTTTCTGTTGTTCTAACTCCAACAACAGGTTCATCTTTTGGTACGCTTATATCTATTTTAAACATTATGTTTTTGCCCTAATTACTTTTCCTGTTCGATATTCATCTGTTGTTTCCTTCGCTTCTCCAAGCATTTTTACACCAGTAATTGCTTCTTGAAACCTTCCGGCATACATACCCATGACATCCTGTTCACCCTTCATGTATATGTACGCTTCGATTAACGCTCCATACAACATAGCCATTTCAGCGTTTTCACTCAACCAAGTAGTTCCACTTCCTGATCCCGCAGTTAAACTGTTAGGGCGATAAAAATAATGAAGCTCTGCGGTAAATGTAGTGTTCGGGGTTGGAGCTAATATGAAATTGTCCACATCGAAGACCGCGTAGTATCGAGGAGATCCCGTAGTTGTAGCATCTGGAGTATAAGTTTGTATAAAACTTGGATCCTTGAAATCTATAAAGAACTTGTCTCCATCTGTCCCTGCAAGGCTAAGAGAGAATGGAGCCAAAAAATCTCCAGGGCAAGCTAAGAACTTATTACTAGCCGTACATGAGGCCGTAGCATTCTTACGGAACAAACTAAGCTGCACGTTCTTTAGTATTCGTTCTTCCGCTATTCGTATAAACAATGGAATATTGTTTACGAAAGAAGTCTCATCATTTTCCGTATAATCTTGGATAGCTGTTTTAAGTTGATCGTATGTAAAACTCATGGCGTGTTAATCTGACCTCCCATACCGCTATGGTATTGGCAATAGTAATACAGTGTTGGAGCACTAGCCGCTACAGTTATTTGCGTTGTGTATGCACTGTCATCTTTTACAACACCTGTTGTATACTCTGAACCGCCACCGTGTGTGCCATCTGAGGTAGTTGAAAACCTTAAAGGATGGCCTGTTGCTGAAGACCAATTAAAAATATAAGTTCTTCCCTCGTTCAAGTTGAGAGTGGCCTGTAAAACAGTGTCAATATAGTACCTATTACCTGAACCTGGGTTAGCTACCGTAACAGCAAAAGTGTCAGAGATCACATTTGGAATTGCACCAACCGTACCTGTACCTGCAACACCAGTCACGCTCACACTTACATTTGCGCTAGTAGTATTGACTGTAACAGAACCAATTGCACTTGTTCCTGCTGAACCTGTTACGTTTACAGCCTCATTACCTGTGTCTGAGAAACTTATAGTTACAGTTCCAACTTCTCCTTGAGCAACTAAATTGTTTGGTGGTGTTAGCCCCGGTATGTCTCTAAAACCAACAGGATTGTATCCGTGTTGGATAGCTCTCTGCTCTGGTAGCTCCGACTCAGGTCTAGGACCGCGTAAAGCTTGTGGATCTGGAAACGCTCTTGGTGGAAACAACTGTGGATGTTTAGTCTCAAACTCATCAGGACCGACCTTGGNACCAGTCCACTCTGTCTTCATCTCACGAAGACGGTAACGGCGACCTGACCGATCCGATATACCATAAGCATGTTTACCACTAGCGTAGGCCATTACACCCTCAGATAACTCAAAC